TATCAGCAGATTGAATCGCGGGCCGCGTTGTGGGCCACGAATCACTGTAACAACTTCGTCGGCGTGCTCGGCACGAATCCAACGAGTTTCCAGACGACGAGCGGCGCAGCGCGGCAGGTGCTCGTGGAAATGGCCGGCTGGAAGGGCAAAAAGGCGTTCATCATCCCGCCGAAGGTCAACACGTCGATGGTCGCGGCGGCGATGTCGTTCTTCAACCCGGTCGATGCCATCAGCAAGCAATACAAGGACGGCGCGATCGGGCACCAGGGCGGGTTCGACTGGTTCGAGTCGATGTCGCTCTACGACCATACCGCGGCGACGTGGGCGGGCGTGGTCGAAGTGACGAGCACGCTGGCGACGGACGGCACCACGACGATGGTGCTGACCGTGACCAACGGCGACACGTTCAAGACGGGCGACAAGTTCAGCATTGCGGGCGTGAATGCGGCGAATCCCGGCACGCGGCGCTCGACGGGGTCGCCGAAGCTGTTCACGATTCTCTCGGCCGATGCGACGATCAGCGGCACGTCGGCGACCATTACGTATTCACCGGCCATCTACGGGCCGGGGTCGCAGTATCAGAACGTGGACGCCTATCCGGTGGCGGGCGCGGACCTGACGTTGTTCCCCGGCACGACGAGCCCGAACGGCAAGCACGGGGTCATTGGCTTCGCCCTGACCGACCAGGCGTTTGCGCTGGCGGGCGTCAAGCTCGAAGGCCCGACCTCGGGCGGCGGGGTCATTTGCTCGCAGTTCCAGGATCCCAACTCGGGGCTGGCGGTGCGCTATCTGCGCGATTTCGACTCGAAGGAATCGAAGTGGATCAACCGCATCGATTGCGCCTTCGGGTTCGGGGATTTCTATGTCGATCACTGCGTCGGCATTCTCTCGGCATAGAGGAGCACATCCATCATGGCTTTGACGTCATTTACGCCCAATCAGAACTTCGCGCGGTTCTCGACGCTCGTCTATCCGTCGAGCACGGTCACGACGTATCCGTCCGATGCGACGATTACGGTCGCCGAATTGCTCGGCGGCTTTTTCGTGGACACGGAAGCGGGCGCGTCCACGTTTACGCTCCCGACAGCCACGGCGATCAATGCGGCGGTGCCGGCGCCCGCGGTGGGGATGTTCTTCGACTTCTATCTCCGCAACACGGGGAACAACACGGCGACGGTCGCGGTGGGCACGGGCATCACGAGTGCCACGGGCAACACGCTGACGGTCGCGACGGTCAACACGCGGCAATTCCGGCTACTGTGCACGGGCGTGCGCAATCAGGGCGCGGGCACGGGCACGGATAGCTATACGCTGTATTCGCTCGGCGTGAGCGCGCACTAACCGGGAGGCGGGCATGGCAACCAATCCTGACGGGGCGCTCGGCGGGGCCTATCAGCCCAAAACGGACTACGACCGCACGGGAGCGACGGACAGCAATGGCACGTATGCGACCGCGACGTTGACCAGTGCGACGTTGACGGGCACGACGTCGATCGGGGCGGGCGCCACGCTCACGAGTCCGACCCTGACCAACCCCGTCATCAACGGGGCCAGCGGCGTCGGGAACGTGGTGCTGTATGCGGCGGATGGCGCGGTGTCGCTGGCGTCCCAGATCGGCATCATCACAAAGGCGGGCTCGGCGTGTCTGCTGTCGGTGGCCGCGCCTGGGGCGTCCGGGGTCGGGTTGCGCATCACCCTCACGTCGAACTCGGCATTTGCGCACGTCATCACGTTCACGGGCGCGACGTTACGGGACGGGGTGACGGGGTCGAAGACGACGGTGACGATGACGGCGTTTGCGGGGTCGTCCCTGACGGTCGTCGGCGCGTCGGCGACCATCTGGCTCGTGGAGTCCGTCAACGTGCTGACGAGTATCGCGTAGGGGCATGGCGACCAATCGTGACGGGGCGCTCGGCGGGACATTCAACCCGACAACCGATTACGATCGCACGGGGGCGACGGATCGCGGCGGGGTGTATGTCTCGTCGACGCTCGCGGCCCCGGTGATTCTGGGCGCGACGATGACGGGGACGACGACCATTGGGGCGGGCCTGACGCTCACGACACCGAACATCGGCGCGGCGACGGGGACGAGTCTGGCGCTCGCCGGCACGATCACCGGCTACAACGGCATCGCGACGGCCGGGAACGGCGTGTCGGCGATTCGCGCCGCCGCGCATCTCGTGGGACAAACCGCGGCGGTGGCGTCGGTGGCGACCTACACCGCGCCGGTCGATACGACGCTCATCGTCGATGTGTCGATTCTGGTTACGACGAGTAGCGGGGAAAACTTCACGGTGGCGATGAGTTATACCGACAGCAACGGCACGCCGCGCGTGGCGACGTTGCCGTTGCGTCTGCTGACCGGGGTCAACGTGCTCGTCGTGAACTTCGCGAACGGGGCGATTCCGTATGCGGGGGCCTCGCAGCAATTCCGCGTGACCGGCGGGACGGCGGCGACGGTGAGCACGCAGGGCACGTTCACGGGCTGCACGTATCGCATCTCCGCGAATATCAAGGAAGTTTAAACATGCTCGCGATTCCTCGCTACAACCTTTACGCGCCGATTACCAAGTCGGACACGGTGGACTTTCCGCTCGTCGCGCAACGGACGTTGTGCGATGCGATCTGGGTCGGCGGGGCAGGGATCGTCGTCGCGATTCAGGAAGACGGGACGGCGGTCAACTTCACGGCGGTGGCCGGGTCCATCATTCCCATCGCGGCGAAGCGCGTGAACAGTGCGACGACCACGGCCACGCTGCTTGTCGCGCTGTACTGGGAGTGACCCATGCCCACGGTTGAAATCAACGGCGTCACGATTGAAATCCCCCGGCACGTCAAAAAGCCCGGCGCGTGGAAGTCTGTCGAGACGGAGCAGGAGTTGCGCGCGGCGCTCGCGGACGGCTGGGTGCTGCGGCTGGATGCGCCTCCGCCGACCGTTGCGCCCACGACGCCCGCCGAGGCCTATGCGCCGGTCTTTCCCGACGTGACGGGCGAGGTGTCGGGCGAGGGGTCGGATGACGGCGCGGACGAGGCCCCGAAGCGCGGACCTGGGCGCCCGAAAAAGCGGTAACGACAGTGAGTCTGCATGGCCTACCTCGTTCGAGATTTGCTCTCGGAATGTTACGAAGACATCACCGTCCTTGCGCCCGGTGAGCCGCTCTCCGATGTCTGGGCCGCGCAAGGGCTGAAGAAGCTCGTCCGGCTGTTCGACAACTGGAACGCGGAACGCGCGGGCGTCTACGCGAACCGCCTGACGACGCACACGCTCACGCCCGCGCTCAATCCACACACCATCGGCCCGTCGACGGCGACGTTTACCGTGACGCAACGGCCCGTCTCGATTGAGTGGGCCAATCTGGTCATCAGCGGCGTCCGCTATCCGCTCACGCTGCGCGGGTCGCAGTGGTGGGCGGCCCTTCCGATTCCGGCGCTGTCCACGTCGATGCCATCCGACCTGCACTATGAGCCGGACTGGCCGAACGGGAAGCTGTATCTCTATCCGGTGCCGTCAACGGCCTACGGGCTCGAGTTGCTGACCCGGATCGTGCTGGCCGATCTCGCGCTTGACGATACGGTGTCGGTGCCGCCCGGTTACCGCGACGCGATCATTCTGACGCTCGGGGAGATGATTGCGCTGACGTATCCGCCGGCGGTCGCGTCCCCGGAGGCGGCACGCGCGGCACGGGCGCGCATCTTCGCGAATAACGACGAGCTCCCTCCGCTCGTCACGCGCGACTCCGGGATGCCGTCTCAACGCGGTGGGCGGTTCTGGGATTATCGAAGCGGCGTGTGGAGGCCCTGAGTGGCCCGTTACGCGGGCTTCGTCGGCCCGAGTGCCACGAGCGAATCGAAGATTACGGCCTACGACCGCACGGTCGGCTGGTATCCAGAAAAAACCGAGTCCGGCACGGGCGCCGCGCCGTATGTGCTGTATCCGACCCCCGGCTATCAGACCTTCGCGACGATGCCGACGTCGCCGGGGCGGGCGCTGTTCACGCTCAACGGCGGTATCTTCGCGATTGGCGGCTCGGCGCTGTACGAAGTGCCGCCCGTGCAGGGCGGGATCCCGATTCTCCGCGCGCAAGGGCTGAGCAATCCCGATAACGGCGTCGCGCAGATACTGTCGAACGGCGACGGCGGGCATCAGTTGCTGATTCGCAGCGGCACGACGCTGTATGTGCTCAATTTGATTGCGCCGATTAGCGAGGCGACGTTTCTGGACCCCCCGACGACCGATCCTGTGATTACACCGACCGTGGGCGTGAATCTCACGGCGGGCTTTTACGGCTACGCGGTGACGTTTGGGACCGTGGACGGCGAAACGACCGCCGGGCCGCGCCTCGTCGTGCAGAATCTTGGCGCCGTGGGCGGGGAAGGGGCGTTTGCGCTTACCGACATCCCGCTCGGCCCTGGGGCCGCGCCTGCATTGACGACGGCCCGCGGCCTCTATCGCACGGCGGTGCAGACGACGGTGGAACTCGCGACCTCCGCGCAGTTGAAGCTGCTCACGACGCTCAATAACAATACGACGGACGTCTTCGCGGACACCATCGCGGATGCCAGTCTCGGCGCGAACGTGCCGACCATCAACACGGCGGCGATTACCATCGAGGCGCTGACGGAACTCGACGTGCCCGCCACACAGATCGCCTATCTCAACGGCTACGGCCTCGCGCTCGATGCGAATACGTCCACCGTGCGCTTCTCGGGCATCTTCGATTTCTCGACGTGGGACGAGATCGACGTCTTCCAACGCTCTGATGCCGCCGACAAGTGGCAGGCGATGCTCGTCCATCACAAAGAAGTCTGGCTCTTCGGCCTCGAGACGAGCAGCGTCTACTACAACGGCGAGGATCCCGATATTCCGTTCGCGCCGATTCCGTCCGTGTTCATCCCCTACGGCATCGCGGCGCCGCTGTCGGCGTGCGTGGTCGACGGCGCCCCGATGTGGGTTGGGCAGGGCAAGGACGGCACGGGCGTGGTCTACCGCGCCAACGGCTACACGCCTGTGCGCGTCTCGACGCATGCGGTCGAATGGGCCTTCCGTTCGGTGCCGTCGCTGGCCTACGGCGAAGGCTCGACGTATCAGGAAAACGGGCACGTCTTTTACGAGTTGACGTTTCCGAGCAGCGGCGAGACGCCCGGTTCCACGTGGGTGTATGACGCGACGGCGGGCCTGTGGCACGAACGCGGCGACTGGGACGGGTTGCAGTTCATCGAAGAGGATTCGCGGGACCATCGGCAAGTGAGCGGCGTGCAACTGACGCTCTCGCGCACGTCGGGCATCATCTACACGCGCTCGGTGCTGTATGCGACCGGACCGGACGGCGTGACCGGGCTGGTCCGTCTGCGCCGTGCGCCGCATCTCCTGCAAGAACACAAGGGCGTCATTATCGACAGCTTTGAGCTCCATATGGAAGTCGGCCTCGGGCTGGTGACCGGCCAAGGCATCAATCCGCAGGTCGCGATGCGCTGGTCGAATAACGGCGGGCAGACC